ATCGGCCCGCTCGACGATGCGCGCTGGCCCGGATCCGGCTCGTCCATGTCGATGCCCATCTGGCGCAACGTTTTCATGATCGCCACTTCCGACGACCGGCAATTGAAGTGCCGCGGCACGCCGCCGTTGAACGGGAGCGTGCTGCCGTTGATCGGGTTGTACTGCAGGTCCCACTGCGCGCCGCTGTAGGCGATGCAGGTCAGGCTCGTGTGGCTGTCGAGCGTCGACACCTGCATCAGGCCTACCGTGATATCGCTGTTCGCCTGGAAGGTTGCGCGCCGGGCCGCTGCCGCGACGGCCGCCATGCTGGTCTGCACGATCGAGGCGGCATTGCTGCGCGCCAGAGGCATAAGGCCTGGAATACCTGGCACAACGACATCGGCCGGCGCCTTCGCGCTGGGTGCCGTGTCCGTTGTCACCTTCGCCACCGTGGCCGGCTGCCCGACCAGGCGCTTGATGATCTGGGCGTTGGTTTCACCCTGCGCCGCGCTGATGCGGATCTCGTTGGCCAACTTGAACGCGGTGTCCTGCTGCTGGCGCAACCACCAGTTCTTCGCCGGGGAGCCCTGGACCAGCGTGTCGGCCGCCAGCGCGCGCAGGTAGTTCTCGGTCGGTAGCGCCACACCCAGCCGCACCTCTGCGCCGGCCGCGCCGGCCACATGGTCGATGGCACCGGACATCGCAGTCTTCACGCCCAACGCCTCGACATCGGCCACGCCGAACAGGTCGACCGCCAGCTGAGCCTCGCCGTAGTAGTTCGCGATGACCGCATTCGACTCGCGCAGCAGCGCATTCTTCCCAGCCTTGCCCATGTCGCTGATCGTGTCAGCGTTTGCCAGGATTGACACCAGATCCTTTTGCATCAGGATCAGTAGCGCCAGGACGCGCGCCTTCGCCGCGGCCTCGACGCGAAGCATATCGACGCCGTGCGTCAGCAGCAGTTCGGTCAGCCACTGCTCCAGGGCGCTCATGCGTCAACCGGATCCTTGGCCGGCGCCGGCGCGGTCGGCATCGGCACGCTGAACGATGGCGGCTCCTGCTCGATGCGCGCCTGTACGTCTTCCCAGACCAGATCGGGATTGACGATGCCGTAGCGTTGCATCTCGGCGAAGGCGTCTTGTTTCGACAGCAGGCCGTTGTTCACGAGCTGAACCAGGGCGATGACGAACGGTGCGGCCGTGGCCAGCACCGAGTCGGACGAGAAGTCATCAAAAATGTCGACGTTGCCCTTATAGACCATGCGCATCCAGGTGTGCATGATGCCGATGGCGTTGTCGAGCGTGTCTTCCAGCGCCTCTACCATGCGCGACAACTGGCACTTGGCTTCGCTGTCCTCGATGTTGTTCTGCGTCGCGGTGGTCTGCACCTGCGTCTCGACCAGCAGTTCGGCGCCCATGGCGCGCATCTGGTTTTCCAGGTCCTGCAGCGATACGCGGCCGGCGTCGATGGCGGCGCCGGTGTGTTCGACGTACTTCGCGTCGGCGCCGGCCGGCAGCATCAGCGCCGCCTTCGCGCCGATCTCGATCTTGTCGTCGTCGTTCAGACCGCTGATAGCCAGGATCGGCACGCGCGCGGTGTGCAGGATGCTGTCCTGGTCGCTCGACGACTGCCAGTGCTTGATATTGAGGTCGGCCAGGTCGCGCAGCGGCGGCACGGCAGTCATGAAGCCGGTCCGCTCGGTGTAGAACGTCACCAGCGGGATGAAGTCCAGCGACATCGTGCCCTGCTGGTGGACGATCCAATCGTCACCCGTCGCGCTCTTGCGGTAGGTCGCCCAAGCGCCGATGGTCAGAACGCGTACCTGCGCGATCACCTTCGTGCCGAACTCGCCGTCGTCCTCCTCGACCGACTCGCTGATGCGCAGCTGCGTCAGCACCTCGGCGCCGTTCGCGCCCTTGGCGCTCTTCCAGCCCAGGATCTGCGAGGGCGTAAGGTGGACCAGGTACGGCCGCACGCCGGCGGCATCTTCTTGCGCCTTCGTTTTGTACAGCGGCTGGCCGTCATCGCCCATCGTGACCGGGTTCTCGACCAGGATGTGCGTCAGGCCGTATTTCAGGCCCGCCGTCATCACGCTGGCCGCGAACACGGTCAAATTGTTGCCGCACTGGTCGATGTCATCGAGCCAAGCCTCGGCTACGGGATCAAAATCCTTGTGCTGCACGGCCTCGGCGAACGGCTTGGCAGCCATGTTCTTGAGCGTGCGCCCCAGGCCGTTAAACAGCGTCGACGTCTTGAGGCGGTAGTCGTAGCTCTGCTGGCTCTCGGCCGGGAACTTCGGCAGGTACTTCTCGCCTGCCGCGCGCATGGCGCCGGTGCCGCCGACCAGGGCGTCAATCTTAGCCCAGTCGCCCTGCATCGCGGCGACCGCGGCAGAGGTGTCGTTGACTTTGGTGGCCATGCTTTCCTTGCTATTAAATGTGCAGGTCGCTCGAGCGCGCCGTGCGCTTGACGATCGGCCAGCGCTTCACGATGAAGTAGCCGTTCGCGTCGTTCGGGTGGTCGTGGCCAGATTTCTTGTCCGGCTGCCCATCCTTGCCCCACACCTGCTGCTCGAGCGCTTCGGTCGTCGTCGGGCACAAGTCGGTGTTGATCTTCCACTGGCGCTCGCCGGCGGCGTTCAGGATCATCGTGTTGTAGGCGTTGATCCGATCCTTGACGGCCGGGTTTGCCGGATTCACTTCGATCTGGAAGCCGGCCTGGCGTAGGATCGATAGGTCCGACTCGCTGGCGTTCTTGCTGGTAGTGTTTGCGCCCGATGCATCCGGGTAAATCGTCACCTGGTGGCCTTTGTCCTTGAAGTCTTCCTTCAGGATCTTGGCCATGGCCGGCGTGTCGCGCACCTTCACGCGCTCGGCCAGCGTGCGCGGCAGGCCGTCGCGGACCACGTTGATGCAGGCGGTCATGTTCTGGACGTTAAAGTCGAGCCCCACTTTCAGCGGTTCACCGGGCAGGATCATCTCGTTCGTGTGGTTCAGCTTGCGGTCGAAGTCCGCATAAATGCTGCCGCTGGTCAGGTTGGTGAACTGGCCCTTCAGGTACGCCGCGATCAGCGCCGGCGGGTAGGACTCGAACAGCGACGAGATATAGTCGTCCGGCAGGTTCAGCTCGTTGTCGTAGGTGCTGGCCTGGATCAGGCCGTACAACCCACCCAGCGCAGGCTTGTCGCGGATCGCTTTCACGAACTGCTGATAGATGAACTTGAAACCCTCGGGCGTCGTCGTCACGTCGATGCCGTTCAGCAGGCCCGGCACCTTGTAACGCATGCGGGCAATGATCTTGCGCCAGGCCATCTCGGCCTTCTTCAGCGTCATCACGTCCAGCTCGTCGATCAGCGCGTGGCCGATTTTGAAGCCGACGATCGTTTCCGGCTTCTCCATTGAGCGGCAGATCACCGTGCCGCGGTATTTGCGGCCCTCATAGATCTCGACCTCGTGGTCGGCAATCTTGATCTTGGCGCGCAGCCCCATGGCCGCCGTGACTTCCTCGATCGTGGGATAGAAGATGTCGCGGATCTGCGGGTAGGTCGGCGCGAAGTAGCCTTGGTTGATCCCAGGCCATTGCCAGAAGTGGGCGGCGATGCCGGCACAGCCGACGAAGGTCTTACCGGAGCCGAAACCGGCGACGTAGGCCTTGAACTTGTGTGGCAACTGCAGGAACTCGGCTTGCGGGACGTTCAGGTCAAGCTGGATTGTCGTCATGGCGCTTGGCGTCCTTGACGCCGAAGGTGATGGCGACCGGCGTCGGCTTGTCGTCGTCCTGCTTGACGTCCTTGGTGACCTTGATCAGCTCCATGCCGATCTCGGCGGCGCCGTTGGCCATCTTGGTCAGGCCGGCGATGTCGGCCAGCGCCTCGCGGCTCTTTTCGTTGAACGGCTTGGCGTCATCGATCTCGGCGACCTTGGCGTGGGCGATGCCGGACAGCCGGTGCGCGGTGGCGGCGCCATATCGTGCGGCGCCGGCCAGGTGCATCGAGATTTCCTTGAGCTCATCGGCCAAAGTGCGCGCACTGATCTGCGCACCAATCGGTAGCGCACTAAACGCTGTCTCCGCTGCAACTAATTGATTTGCAACGTCTTTTATTTGTTTCGTCTGCGCACCAAAGCGCTTTCGGATTACGGCTTCGGATACACCAAACTCCCTGGCCAGCGCCCTGCCCGCTTCACCTGCCAGGAGGCGCTTACCGATCTCCGACCACTGCTTTTCTGTCAGCGATGATTTGCGCCCCATGGTGTGACTTCCGTTCTCAGTGCCTCCAGGGCGGTTACGCTGGCTCGACCATCAGCGACACGGGCGGCATCGAATGACCGATTACCCACAACGCGATGGTGCCGCCGTCGGCGAGCACGGCCAGCTCATTGGCGGACGGCTTCCAGTACGACACGATGGCCGGTTGACCTTCGCACTCGGTGCGTGTGATCGGTAGCGCGCTGCACGGCAGCTCGTTCTGGTCCCAGCCTGCCGGGGCGCCGAGCACGGCGTTATTGCTGGGGTGCTGCATCTTATTCATGTGCTGCCTTTCGTCGCCGCCTGCTCCCAGCGGGTGACGCGATTGCTCGCGCCCGGATTCCCCTGGACCGTTGCTACATCGGCGGACTGCGCCCGCTTTCCAAGCCCGTGCCGCTGGAGCGCTCTGGCACGTCGCTGACGTTATACGGTGGGTGCAGCTTCCGGCGCTTCGGTCAGCGTCAGGCTGACGGCAGAGCCGGCGATGACGGTGATGTCGTCGGTCGCGGTCAGGTTGCCGGCGGCAGCCGTGATCGTCGCGGTGCCCAGCTTGCCGGTGGCGGCCACGGTGGCCGTCGTGCCGTCGGCGCTTGGCGTGACGGTGGCGACGCTGTCGTCGGAGCTGGACCAGGTGATGCCCGGGACTGGATTGCCGGCGGCGGTAACGCAGGCGGCGATCAGGGTGGCGATGCCGGTGTCGGTGATTTGCGTGTTCATGTGCTTTGCCTTGTGGGTTGTGTTGCCGTTGGAAACGAGGAAGTGCAGCGAGATGACCTTCGGGTCGATCGCTTCGAGGAGCCAGGTGAGCAGCCTGGCGAGCAGTTTGCGCATGGTGCGGACCTCAGGTTGCGGAAGGCATGCACGCAGCGGATGTGCGCGCCGGCTGGCGGAAGTCGATGAGCTCGGGACCACTTTCGCCCACAAGGCGCATCCCGGTGACGATGCCACCAGATGCATACCTGCGCGGAGGATTGCTCAGTGCGTCGGTGCGGCGCATGAATTCGGCGTGCGCGCGGTTGGTGCGCAGGCGCATCCAGGCCTCAAAACCGATTCGGTTCGCGCAATCGCATTCATGCTCCAGGTTCAGCGCCGCGAGGTCTCGCCGCAAAGCTTCCATATCGATGTGGATAAGCGGCATGACGAGCCTCAAATAAAAAAGCCGCCATCGCAATGCTGCGGCTGGCGGCGGAACCCGGCGAGCCGAGCAGGGAGATGCTGGCAGATCATGATGGATTCGAACCACCGCTGCACGGCTTTGGAGGCCGGCCGACTGGACCACTGTCTTAATGACCTGTTGAAACTAGAAGCGAGCCAGGGATCGAACCCGGGACACGGACGGTCAGGCCCGCGATCTACCAACTGATCATCTCGCTATTGATCTGGTGCCGGTGACAGCGTCCGGCGTCGTTCAGCACGCCAACCCGAGGGGTGGCTCCGACTGATTTGCTGCACCCCGCTCGGCGCATCCTGTTGGCTTCTTCGGTCCGGCCTAGTCTATTATGTCCGGACGCCAACTGTTGGCGGGTCTTGGCGATCTCGTATAGTGCGGCATCCCTTGAGTATTTCCGGGCAGGTGCTCCGAAACTCATCAGCCAATTTTTGACCTGTGCGCAGTCACGTCGCGCTTTAACGCCGCCGACGGCCGGGATTGGCCTGGGCGGTGAGGCTTGGGTATAGCTACTTCATGGCGCACCTCCTTCGGCTGTCTGGCGCCGCGGTGTCATCACGCGTCGCCCGGCCAATTAATTTCGTTCGTCGCTGTCGGCCTGCGCCTCGCGCTCAGCCTGGATAAGCGCCCAGCCCAGCTGCCGACGAATCTCTTCGGACGTTGGCGGCGGGTCTTCGGAATGCGTGCGGCGATCGAAGTACTCGCGGACCGACTCTTTCGGCGGTTGCGTCGTTTTGGTCATGGCGACCTCGATCTGGGCCGGAAATGCAAAAAACCCGCACAGGGCGGGCTTCTGGGTTCGTCCCGGACAATCCGCCGGGTACTACAACATTTTAGTGCGAACGAATCCATCAACAGATGGGTGCTCGACTGCCAACCTGAGCGGTGGCGCTTGCGCGCGCATTACGCGGGGATTGGGAAATGTAAGGCCAAATACTACCGCAGTTTTTTGCGGTTTACAACTTATTCATGCAAATTGCGCAGGCGATAGGCCGCACGACTGTTGTGCGCCGTCACAAGCCCTTCGAGCTCGCTCACCATGTCGGCGATCAGGTCAGACTCGTAGCGGCCAGCTTCGATCTGGGCGCGGCCGGTGCCTTTGCATGGCGCACAGAAACGGCGATCGGTGGTCACGCCGGTGCCGTGGCAGCTCTCGCACTTCCCGTCGAGCCAGTGCGCCAGCGAGCGTTCGGCCACGCGCTTGTAGAGCGAATGGCAGGCCGACACGTCCCAGGCGTTGTTGACCTTGATCCAGCCACGCGAGCGTCCCTTCTCCGTCACCGCTGCAGTCCACACGCGGAGCAGCTGGGCTAGATTGGCCGTGCCGCTTTCAAATTCCTTGCAGATCGAGCCGTCGGCGAACTTCACACGCGACAGCAGCGAGCCGATACCGGCGCCCGCCTGGTCCGCCAACGCGGCGGCGGCCAGTGCATCGGTGTGGTGGTGGTGCTCGTCGTCCTGCAGGTTCGATGAGGTCAGCGAGAGGACGTATTTTTCAGCGAACATGGTGGGCTCCGAAACAAGACCCTCCCACCTTACCATATTTCAACTAATTCGAATAGGAAATTATTTAAACAGCAGCAATGTTTAAAATGTTATTCAAGTAGTTACAATGTGCGCATTTTAGTTAAAAGAAAGTATATAAAATCCCCATTGGTGACGAAGTTCGCTCACCTTTCTTCAGATACACAAAAACTAATAGGGGGATTTCGTGGGGAAAACATACGTAATCAGCGCGCACGGCGCTCGCTATCCAGCCTTGCACTACTTCACCGTTCCGAATAAAGTCACCATTCATTTTTATAGCGATATAACTGGATTTCTTGCAGATCAAATAGCAATGGACCAACTAAAGAAGATATTCGGAGATAATGTACGCCCTGGTCGCACTGGAGCACGTCTTGCTGTTGCGTTTGAGGGTGCGGAAAATATTCCCAACTATGGCTGCTGGGATATGAACCTTCCTGGCTTCCCATCGGGTGTCATACGAGTAAAAGACCGGAGGATGCGCATGAGTTTTGCCGGGCTAGATGAGGGTCATCCGGTGCGGCTAAAAAGCATTATCGATGCTCTGAGACAGCGAAGTCCCGATAGCGAACTAAATATCCACTGTTTATTTTGCACTTCAGCATCGACAAGAATTCCGATATGGACGGATGTTGTTCTAGCAAAAGGGGAAGAACATCCTTAAGGCGATTATGGCTGCGAAGCGATGATTAAAATGGCAAACGTGATGATTCTCGAATTGCCCGCCCCACTGTCATCGGCAGCGCCCTGCTCTTCTCAGGCGCCAGGCGCGCGCCAGCGGTCATGATGGCCAGCAGCTCCTCGGGCGGTATCGGCTTCATACTCGCAGCCCTCCGAATCGAACAAAGTCGGCATGCGCCGCCAGCACCGCGCGAGCCAGCGCCAAATTCGACGCACTACGGAGGAACGTGATCAGCTGCGGCACGCCAGCGCGAAGCACGCGCATCTCGTCGCCGGTGACACCGGTCTTGCCGGTCCGCCTGGCGCGGTCCTGAATATCAGCGCAGGCTTCGACGACCGTTTGCGCAGCAACCAGGGCCGCGTGGCCGGCCGGCGCGGTCCGTTTAGTCAAATCAGCAGCCGAGATCATGTCGTAGACGTGCTGCTCGCAGAAGTTGGACTGATCCAGCGCCTCGAGCGCCAAAAGCGCAGGCAACTCGAACGAGGCGTTGTCGCGCATGCCCAACGGAATGGCGGCCAGCTTGGGGCGGTATTTTTTTCGGGGCTTAGTCATGTCCGCACTCCGCAAAGAACGATATCGCCCCACCACCCATCCTGTGGAACGCGAATAAGCTTCGCTAGGACCATTGCGGTGATGATCCGCTTAACCCGGAATTGGCGCGTTTTCATGCGGCCTCCCACTTCGTCGCGGTGATGGCCCCGGCCTCCATGTACTGAACCAGCGCGCGCAGTTCATCGATATGCGCATCGCTCTTGATCCGGTTCGCCCTCCAACTGATAATTTTTACGTTCCCAGGTACATAACCCCGCGAAGTGTCAATCCGGTCCAAGGAAGGCGACCCGTCTGCGCGCGCACCGAATTGCACTCCGACCTCGATTCCCAGAACAGGGCACCGATCCGGCATTTCAACATCATCTCGGGTTATTGAGAACTCGAATCCTCGCTTCTTTGCGCGGACCTTTGCTTCCTGAAGCATCCTTGTGATCGGATCTGATCGTCTGCGTGCATTCGCCCACTCGCGCTCTTTTTGCAGGCCTTGCTCAGTACTTCGCCGCGCTTTCGATCTCCGGAGCGCAGCCTCTTTGTTCGGGGCATAATGGATCGCACTCGTACAAGTATTGCACTTCGCTTGGCGACCTTGCGCACCCTTGGAATTGACGTGAAAGTTCTCAAGAGGCAGAACACGATCGCAAGTCGTGCAAATTTTCTCAGTCATCAGAAATTCTCCATCTGCCAGCCGCCGCCCGCCTTTTTCGGCAGCGCCTGCACGGCGACGAAGCGCAGCGGATACATGTCCGCCGCGATCTTGATCTTCGCGCGCGCGTCGTCCTGCCAGAAGCCCTTGACCTCGTGCACCTCGAGCGCGCCGCCGGCGAGCATTACCGCGAAATCCGGCGTGTAAAACGTGTTGTCGGCAAGGCGGAACTTGATGCCCTCGAACTTGAACCAGACGATTTCGCCGGCGGTGCGGCGCAGTTCGAGCGTCGCCGCGTATGCCTGCTCGGTTTTGTTCATGGCGCCGATCTTGAGTCGGCCCAATGCTTGAAGCTGTGATTTCATTTAAAGCCCTTATGAAGAATTATTTTTTAACCGGATGGCCGCAGGTAGCGGCCCCTTCGCTTGCGCCGCGTGGCGCCACCTCTCCGCAAGCCCCAGCCACCTTGCCGTTCTCGGTCGCACCTGGGTTTCGCTCGATCCAGCCCGATATCCATGCCTGGCGTGGCGCCATCACGCCGGCAGCGCGGTACCGGCTGCAGCTGCGGTTCCACGTCACGTATCGCGCGATGGCCGCCGCCGGCGTGCCGGGATGCAGCGCCGCGTCGCGCCGGCAACGGCCCATGCCTTCGGCGGCCATCTTGAGGTCGTTGCGCATGCTGAAGTGCTCGCAGCGGGCGCAGATCGGGTTCATGCAGATCGGCCCAGGCGATGAGCAGCGGCTGGCGCAGCGGCTTCGCCGGCCGGCCTCATCGCAAGCAGTGGCTCCGTCGTCCCGCCAGCCATGACGCGCGACGCGAGCACCTGATCGCCAATGAGCGTTGGCGGCTGGCCTCCGAAGCCCGCGCGCTGGTTCTGTGCATCGGACATCCCAATCATCACCGGGGCATAGTCGGGCCGCTCATTGCGCATCCGGTAGCCGCGGTAACGATTCTCGAACTCCTTTGCGACAAAGGGCCATTCCTGTTCGGTTTTCGTGCCCAGCGCCGTCCACCCGCCCATCTCTGCCAGGACGCGATGGATCAGCGGGTCATCGAAGACCACGCTGCGGTACGGACCGACGACGCGCAGCGCGCGGTCGACCTTCGACCAGGCCACGAGGGCGCTGTCCTGGGTCGTGCCGCCCATCATGCGGATCAGGTCGGCCGGCTTCGGCGCGAACTGCCCGCTGTCAGGGTTTCGCACGTGGCGGTCGAATGCCTGGCGCACGGCGGCTAGGTCGTATTGCACGAGAGCGCCCCACCAAATGCCGATGGCGAACTCGCTGGCCGGCTTGCCGTAGAGCTCGGTGATGGCGCTGACCATGCCCGCAAACTCGTCGTAGTCATCCTGCGTCATGCGTTTCTCCTGGCTTGGCGGTGGCGCCGAAAAGTTTCTGCTTGGCGCGCTCGGCGGCGGCCATGGTCTGGTCGTACACGGATCCTGCTGGGCGACCTGGCCCTGGGCCCGCACGCGCAGCGGCTGGCGCCACCCATTCGGCTTTGAAGCCCTGCCAGCCACGCGAGCAGCAGACGCGGAGCGTGTCGTCGAGCGACATCCCGGCCTTCGCCGCCTCCGATTTGATCGTGTCGAGCGCCGTCTGCGTGGCCGGCGCCTTCTTCGCTTTGCGGATGGAGAGCCAGTCGGTAGCGACCTGCTCTTCGACGCCGCACGCCAGCAGGTCGGCCTTGGGCGAATATTTCGGCGCGCCAGCGCTTTGTTTTTGATCTTCTGGTTTATGGCTATTGGCTATTGGCTCTTGGCTATTGGCTAGGTTCACGGTCTTACTGTCCGTGGTAGACGAACCTGCGTTTTCTGGTGCACGATTCGTGCTCTCTTCGTGCTCTTTGCGTTCACGTTTGCGCCGCTCGCGTTCAACGGCGATGCCACGATTTACCTCGGCCCTTACGTGATAGTCGGCCAGCTCGGCCTCGACGCGAGACTGCGTGTAGCGACCGTCCGGGCCCAACTGGAAGAACTCGTCAAGGATAGCCAGCACGGCGCTTTTCTCCTCTTCGGTGCGGGCGCGTGCCCAGCGTGAGGCCTCGACCAGGGTCGGGCCCTGCTCGCGGTCGTAGTAGCCGTCCATCAGGAGGTTGTAGACGCCGTGCTCGAGCGG